AGGAGATGGAGCTGTACAACCGCGATGACGTACTGTCGCTAGAAGAACTGTACCTGATTATGCTCCCGTGGGATGACAAGGCGCCGAACCACGGTAACTTCGTGGACTCGGAAGACCCGGTGTGTCCGAAGTGTGGTGGTAAGCATCTGGAACTGCAGGCCAAGCCGTACCGTACGAACGTGGGGCAGTACGAACTGTTCCTCTGCCATAGCTGCAAGGGTTGGAGCCGTGGCCGCAAGCTGATGAACACTCTAGAACAACGCCGCAAACTGAGGAGCGCAGTATGAGCCAAGACCACATCGTAGAGGTACGGTACACGCAAGTGGCTGGTGACACAAAGGCGGACTACGTTAAGCAACAACTCCCGCGCTGGCTGAACACCCGCACCGGGGAGCTGTTCGACAACCACACCGGCATGACTAGGTACGTGGCTAACGGATACAAAACGACCGCTGTGATTGGGGAGTGGGTGAACGACACGAACAGCCGGGTACGTATCTACGCTCCGCAGCCGTCGCAGGAACCAGACCTCAAGTTCGATTCTGGCAAGCCGCGCTGGTCCCTGCTGATGCAAGGGCTGGCCAATAGCCTCGCCGGCATCGTGGCCGTCCTGACCTTCGGGGCGAAGAAGTACGCCGCGCACTCGTGGCGTAATGTGCAGAACGGGCAGGAGCGTTACAAGGACGCACTGTACCGGCACCTGCACGCCATCGAGTCCGGCGAGCTGACCGACCCGGAGTCTGGTTGTTCCCACTGGTCGCACGTTGCGACCAACGCCCTGTTCCTGCATGAGCTGGAGATTCAGAATGCCAAGTAACACGTACAAGCGGCTGCTCAAAGACCTGCACTGCGCCATCGACACCGGCAACCAAGACGAAGCCCGTGAGGTGCTGCAGCATATCCTGCACGCCAACAGCGAGCGCACCATCACGGCACACGAGGTTGCTGACCTGCTGGCCGATTACCACCTCGCCTTCCCAGACGCCTAAGGATCAGTGATGCTCAACCCTACCCAAGTCGAACGAGAACTCCGTGCCTCGACCGAGGCCGCTGCGCAGCAGATGCGCGAGCATGCCGAGGCTGTCGCCGAGGGTCGGGTTGACGACCTCGCTGCGTTCCCGCGTATGCTGGCCCGCATCTTCTCGGATGTGCGCGCTGAGCTGGAACTGATCTGCAGCACTACTCAGCGTGGCCCCGGTGCTGCGCTGCGTGGCTGGCTGCGCCGCGTACCTCTGGACGTGCTGACTACGCTGACCGTACGTACCGTTGTGTCTGTGTGTATCCGCGACAGTCGGGAGTCCCCGGCCACCGCCCAACAGATCACGCACTCCCTCGGTCTGGCGATTGTGCGAGAGGCGCTGGTGCAAGAGGCGTACAAGGTGAACCCGATGTACATCGAGCGCACCGAGGACTACCTCAAGACTGCCGGCACCGTAAGCCAGTCGCATACACTCAAGACGATGCGTGCTGCCGTGAAGAACGTGCTGGGCGAGGAGTACGCTCAGGGTCTGAGTAACGCCGAGTACATCCACCTCGGTAAGCACGGGCTGGACGCCTGTCTGAATTGCGGGTTGGTGCAGATGGCCCGGTATGGTCAGGGCAAGTACACCTCGGTGATCTACGAGCTGGCCCCGGAAGTCGCAGAGGTGCTGCTCAAGCAGCCCACGTACTTCCACCAGACGATGGAGCCGATGCTGGCCCCGCCGCTTCCGTGGGATGGGCATGCAGGTGGCGGGTACTACACCCGCAAGATGCAGATTCACGCCCCGTTCCGCCGCATGGGTCTGCGTACCCGTGCATGGATGCGCCCGCTGCTGGCCCAGAACCTGCAGCAGTGCACGCAGGTGCTCGACTGCGGGAACTACCTGCAGGCGCAGAGCTTCCGCATACACAAGCCCACGCTGGAGATGGTGCACCGAGTCTGGCGCAACGGTGGCGGTGTGCTGGGTATCCCGTTCAAGGAGATGCGCCCGGCCCCGGCCTTCCCGTTCCCTGAGGGCTGGGACAAGGCACAGGCTACCGAGGACGAGCTGGAGCAGCTCAAGGGCTGGAAGCGTAAGACGTGGCGCTGGCACAGTGAGCGCATGGAATTGCGCAAGGCGCACATCACACTGAGCACGGCGCTGCGACACACGAAGGATGTTGACTGCGACCTGTGGTTCCCGACCTTCATCGACAGCCGCAGCCGGTACTACTACCGTGGCGTGCTGAATCCGCAGGGTGGCGACATTGCCAAGGCGCTGCTGCACTTCTCCGAGGTTAAGCCCCTTGGACCTCGCGGCCTGTTCTGGTTGAAGGTGCACATCGCCAACTGCTTCGGCAAGGACAAGGCGCGCTTCGTCCAGCGGGCTGCGTGGGTGGACGAGAACCTCGACCTCCTGCTGGCCGGGCTGGACGCCCCGGAGGACAGCGACCTGTTCCGTGGGAACAATGACGCCCCGCTCATGGCCTTCTCGGCACTGTGGGAGCTGCGCGCTGCGCTGGAGTCCGGCAACCCGGAGGCGTACTGCACTGGCGTACCCGTGCACATGGACGCCACCTGCTCCGGTCTGCAACACTTCTGTGCGATGCTGCGTGATCCTATCGGTGGCAGGTACGTGAACCTGTACGATAGCGGCGAGGCGACCAAGGCGGACATTTACCGCAAGGTAGCCGAGCTGGCCAAGGGCCGGGTACTGCGGGACGCGAACGATCCGAAGTGCGCCAAGCAGCATCTGGCCGCTGCATGGGTTGACATTGACGTGCCGCGTGAGCTGGCGAAGAAGCCGGTGATGACGTACGTGTACGGCGCCACCCTGCGCGGCGTGTCCGAGTTCGTGACGGACTATCTGGAAGACAACCGCATCCCGCTGCCGGAAGGCGTGCGCATGTGGGAGATGGGTGCGTACATGGCGTCCGTCCTGTTCGACAGTATCGAGGACACCGTACCGGCCGCTGCTGCCGCGATGCGCTGGTTGCGTAATCGCGCCAAGCAGTACGGCACAGACGCACCCATGCTGTGGCACAGCCCGACGGGATTGCTGGTTGAGCACGACTACCGGGACAGTACTGAGAAGCGCGTACGTATCCGCTCGTGCGGCCTGCAGTACATCGTGGTGCGCGAGGTGCTCGACAGTACACGCTCGCAGGCGATGGCCAACGCCATCTCCCCGAACTTCGTGCATGCCCTCGACGCCGCGCACCTGACCTTCACGGCTCGCCGCATGCGTCAGGATGGTCTGGCTATGGTGGCTATCCACGACAGCTTCGGCACACACCCGTGCGACGTTGACCGTATGCACGAGTGTATCCGTGAGGCATTCGTGGAGCTGTACACCGAGCATGACCCGATGCAGCTGCTCCTCACTGGGATTGGGCAGCAGGATGTGTCACTACCCACCAAGGGCACCCTCGATCTGACCGAGTTCCTGTGGTCGGAATTTGGGTTTTGCTAATTGTCACACTAGAGTGACGTAATAACTGGCCGTGAACTATGACGACACGAGCGCAGGATAAAATCCACTTCACCCGGCAACAGTACGAGTTCCTGCTCAAGACGTTCCCTGCCCCGGCCATCACGCCGGACAGCACGATGAATGAGCTGCAGAACGCTGCTGGTGCCTACCGAGTGGTGCAACTGGTCGAACGTCTGGTCACAGCGACTGAGCGGGTGTACATCCAATGAACCTTTGTATGTACGTCCGCGACGTTGGTGAACCGACCGAGATGCGACCATTTGCGGAAGTTGTAACGAAGGAACTTCCCGAGTACAGCTGGACCTCCCCGGAGGCTAGCGCAGAACGCATCCTCAAATCCGTGCTAGCGAATGAGCGAGTGGAGTTAGTCTACAAAGACAACGACCTCCCCGCAGCGTGCGCTGTGCTGGTAGCAGAGGATGATGACCACGTAGGCCCGTGCCTAACCGTGCAGTGGATGTACGTGATGCCAGCCTACCGGCGGACTGGGCTGGCCGAGAGCCTGATCCAGACTACTGAGGCACTTGCCCTACAAATGGGACTACCGGCCATTGCGTACACTCGCCGAATCGGTGAGGTGCGCTATGAGAATACTTACCGGAGGCTACATGGGTAAGAAGGTTGGAAAGGTGTTCAAGAAGGTGGTAAAAGTCGCCTCGCTTGGCGCCGTAGGTAATGGCGGCTGGGGCAGTAAAGCACTCGGCGCCCTATCTGGTGGGTTGCTCGGGGGTGGTGCTGATAAAGTGCCCGATACCGGGGCGGCCTTGGCGCAAGCTCTTACCGAGCAGGCGAGTAGGGCGCAGAACGCAAACGCGGACTTATCGCTAGATAACGTGGCGACTGTGGAGACTGCGGGTACGGCGAACGCCTTATCCGGCATCCAGAAGAAGCGCCGCAGTGCTGCAGGCGGTAGCTTAGCCGCGTCACTCGGCATTAACGTGAGGTGACGTATGGCTCGTGAACTCGCATCTCAGATGTGGTCGCAGTACCGCGATACGCTGGCCATCCGTAAGGCCGAAGACTTCGCGAAGTTCACGATCCCGTCACTGATGGTTGATCCTCTGAACTATCAGGATCAGTCGCAGACACTGGAGTATGACTTCCAGTCCTACGGCTCCCTGCTCGTGAACAATGCAACAAGCAAGCTCACCACCGCGCTGTTCCCTCCGGGGCGCCCGTGCTTCGTGGTCGAACTTGACGCAGAGCTAAAGAAGCTGGCTGCGGCATCTGGCGTGTCTGAATCGGCACTCGCCGCTGCGGGGACGCAGTTGGCCAATGAGTCCACGGCCCGCCTGTTCCGCAACGCCAGCCTCGCAAAGCTGCAGCGCGTAGTCAAGTTGCTACTCGTAACTGGCAACGCACTGTTGTACCGCGACGCCAAGCGCGCCAAGTTCCTCGTATGGTCCATGCAATCCTACGCCATGCGTCGGGATGCGATGGGTGATCCGAAGTGCTGTGTGCTCAAGCAGCGTATGCAATTCAGCGACCTGCCGCCGGAAGTCCAAGCGGACGCAGAGGCCAAGCGTGCTCGGCCGAAAGACGCCAACGCCAAGATCGACCTGTATACTGTTATCGAGTGGGTGCAAACCCCGGATGGCAATCGTCGAGCCAAGGTGTGGCAGGAACTGGACGGTAAACGTGTCGGTCCTGAGTCGAGCTATCCGGAACACTTGTGCCCTTGGGTACCGGTGGCATGGAACGTAGCCGATGGCGAACACATGGGTCGCGGGTACGTCGAGGAGTACGCAGGTGCATTCGCTAAGCTCAGCATTGTGAGCGAGCAGCTCGGGCTGTATGAGCTTGAGTCCCTGAATATGCTGAACGTTGTCGATGAAGGTTCCGGCGCGGTGGTCGATGACTACCAGAAGGCCGGCACCGGAGACTACGTACCCGGCAAAGTCGATGGCGTTACATCGTACGAGCGTGGCGACTACAACAAGATCGCTGCCATTAGCAATAGCATCGAGAAGGAAGTCATGCTGCTGAACCGTGCATTTATGTACACGGGGCAGATGCGTGATGCCGAGCGCGTCACTGTGGAAGAAGTGCGGACCATTGCCCGTGAGGCTGAGAACCTTATGGGTGGCAGCTATAGCGTACTGGCCGAGAACTTCCAGAGCCCACTCGCGTACCTGATGATGTACGAGGTTGCACAGGACTCCGACTTCCTGTTGGGTCTGGTGCAGAAGTCATATCGGCCGAAGGTTGTGACGGGCATCCCAGCACTGACCCAGACCGCCGAGGCGCAGTCTTTGTTCAAGGCCACTCAAGAGGTGGCTGCCATCGTGCCGGTATTGAAGGAGGTATCCCCTCGCTTTGACACTGAGAAGGTTGTGGAGTTCATCTTCCGCGCCAACTCGGCACCGCTGGAAACCTTGAGTAAAGATGCAGACACCCTCGCCGCCGAAGCTGAGCAGGAATCTGCAGCCGCAAACGCAAGTCTTGACGTGGCACAAGGCGCACTCGCCGCCACTGAATCAATCCCCGGAGTTATGTAATGTCGGAAGTAATCCCAACCATTCCATCTCTCCCGACCCCGGCCCCCGCAGCTGTTCCCGCAGCCGCGCCGGAGTCTACCCCGGCTGCCCCTACGCAGCACCTCCCCGAAGGCATTGCTGAGCGCGCCGCACAACTGGCTGCACAGAAGCCTACCCCCGAAGTCCCAGAGGTGCGCAAGCCACCTCAGAAGGCAGACACCACCGTCCCCGATCAGAAGCCGACCGACCAGCCCCAGGCTGATTCGTACGCCAACCTGAACGATATGCTCGGTGCTGAGCTGCTTGGCGATCCGCAGGCGGCCGTAGTTGCAGGTATGCTGGAAACGCTGGTGGGCGACTTGGATGTGAACCGTGCCTTTGGCAAGGCCGCAGCCGAGGACGATGCACGCTTCATTGACGAGGCTTATCTCGTCGAGAAGCTGGGCGAGAAGAATGCCAAGCTGGCCGTTGAAGCCGCGAAGCAGCTGCTCGGCCACGCCGAACGTATCAGCAACGCCCTTGAGGCTGAGGTCTTTAAGGCCGCCGGTGGCAAGGATCGAGTCGAAGCTGCTGCCAAGGTGTTCAACGAAACTGCTGACCCTGTGACCAAGGCCGCTATGGCCAAGCTGCTCGACAGCGGTGATAAGGCGAGCATGCAGTACGCGCTCAAGCAGATCGTGGACTTCGCTGTGACCAACGGTAAACTCGTTGTTCATAACGACCCAGCCCTCGGTCAACCAAGCGCTGAGAAAGGACCGACCCGCGACGAATACGTCAAGGCCATCTCCAAGCACAACCTGAGTGATGCAGAGTACACCAAGCTGCAGAATGCACGCCGTCTCGGCATCCAACAAGGTCTTTAATAAGGAAAGCAATACATGGCACTCGCTGATCTGACTCGCCCGAATTGGGGTGGTGTGAACTCCGACGTTGACCTGCATATCGAGGAACACCT